TATGATGGAACAACAAGGACAGCAAGGATTGCAGCCTGGAGTTGAAGGACAAATGGGTGGACCAGACCCAGAAACTCAGCAAAGAATTGAACAAGTTCGTCAGGCTGAAATTATCGTCGATCAGATGAAGAAAATGCCAAAGGGCAATAGAACTATGGCTGATGAAGCCAAATATAAAGCGGCTGTTCAAGTTATCGCCAAGAATCCAGGTTTAACTACAAAGGCGCTAGCTGGTGGTGCGCCGCAACAACAACAGTAAGGTGAGATGTAATGTCAGAAGATAATAAATATGGAATAAATGATTTAATTTCTGCAGCTGTTCTTCAGAAACCATTAGAGTTCGAAACAGCGTTTGCTGATATTGTTACTGATAGAATTAGAACTGCAGTAGAAAATAAAAAAATCGAAGTCGCTCAGCAGCTTTATAATTATGAACCAGAAGCTGAAAATGATGATGAGTTTGGCGCTGCTGATATGGACGTAGACAACTCAGAGGAAGAAGAAAATGGCGAAGCCGCTTAGAGATATTACAAAGCATGGTGTAAATGCTAGTAAAGAAGTACCAAACGATCTAACAAATCTCGCCATGTCACCTGAAGGTAACAAGGGTGAAATTGAGTTTGCAAAGAAACATAAAATTAGCAGAAAAGAAGATCCTGCTGGCAATGGCGACGAAGTGTTCAAAGGTAGTAACATAAAAGTTGCCAAATACGACAAGCAAGACGCTAAGGTTTACGAAGAAGCCGAAGAGGAGCTTGACGAAAAATATTTGGGTTTTAAGAAGCTCAAAGCATCTATCGCTGCCAAAGGCGACGTTAGAGATCCAGGAGCCGTTGCTGCTGCTATTGGGCGTAAGAAATACGGCAAAGAAAAGTTTCAGGCAGCTGCTGCCAAGGGTAAAAAGTTAAGAGAAGCAACCTCTAAGTGCAATCATACTGGTCTTGGCGTTATGTGCGAAATGCATGGCACAGAAAAATGCCCTCCAGGTATTGAACCAAAAGACATTCCAAAGTTTGGTCAGAAAGTTTTACTAGACAAAAAAGCAACTGTTAAAGAAGAAGTTATCAGCGAAGTCGCTCCGCCAAATCCAAAGATTGAAGCATGGGTTAAGGCCAACAAAGAGCGTTTCGTAAAAGAATATGGTAAAGAAAAAGGCACTCAGGTTCTTTATGCCAAAGCGTGGAAAATGCATGGTCAGTCAGAATCAGGTTCTGCAACAAATACAGATTATACTGGACCAGGAGCCTCTGGATGGACAACTGGTAGATTAGATGTGGGGACTCTATAATGTTTATTAAATTACTTGGCGCCGAAAGAGCAATTACTACAGCAAACAATTTTGGCAACACTGCAAATCTTTGTAGAGTTGTAAACCCAACTACTGCTGCTGTTCTTAATATTGCATATGCTAATGGTGTTGTATATGCTAACACAACGGTTACAAATACAGCTCCAATTTATGTTGTTAAATCATTAACAGATACACTTCAAGGTACTGGTTTATTAGCAACTCCAGTAGCATACAGAGGATAAGAGATGAAACTCATCGCCGAATTAAACGAAGATACTCAATATATTACTGAGAGATCTGAAGACGGTAAAAGAAGCCATTATATTACTGGTCGTTTCATGACCGCTGAAGAAAAGAATAAGAATGGTAGAATGTATAAAAAGGATATTCTAGAAAATGAAGTTTCTAGATATCTCAGAGAAGTTGTTCAGGCCAAAAGAGCTTTCGGCGAATTGAATCATCCTTCAGGACCAACAATTAACCTAGACCGTGTTTCACATATCATTACAGAACTATCATGGGATGGTAACTACGTAAACGGTAAAGCCAAAATTACATCAACTCCAATGGGTGAAATTGCTAGAGGTCTCCTTGAATCAGGTGGACAGCTTGGTGTTTCTACACGTGGTATGGGTTCTTTGAAAGAAGAAAAAGGTGTAATGGTTGTTCAATCCGATTTCAAACTTTCAACAGTTGATATTGTTTCTGACCCTAGTGGTCCTGGTTGCTTCGTAAATGGTATTATGGAAAACGTTGAGTGGATTTACGATCCAGTCAAGGGTTCATGGCATGAAGAAAGACTTCATGAAATAAAGAAAAATGTCCATTCTTTAAGTAAGTCAAAACTTGAAGAACAGAGATTAAACATATTTGAGAACTATCTAACTTCTCTAATAGTAAAAAACAAAAAATTATAAATAATTCTAAATTTCTTTAATAGGAGACTATTTAAATGGCTAATAACGAAGAATTCGATCTTGAAGCTCTAAATGCTCTTGAGGAAGCCAAGGTAAAGGGCAAGAAGAAGCATCACAAGGAAGAAGAGGAAGAGGAAGAAGATAAAGAATATGAATCTTCTTGCAAGAAGATGGAAGAGGAATCAGTTGATGAGGAAACTCTTGCTGCTTCATCACTTCATCCAGCTGCACGTCCTTCAGACCCAATGCCAAAACTAAAGGCAATGACTTCAGTAATGAACGTTATGGCTGGTATGGGCAAGTCAGAACTTATCGACTTCTTCAATCAGGTCCAGGCTCAGTTCGGCCCAGGTAAGGATTGGGGTGTTGGTGACAAGTCAGCACATAATCAGTCAACTATTGATATGAAGCCTTCACATGCTACTGGTGGTAATGTTGGTCCAAAGACTGCATATCCAATGCCAAAGCTTAATGTAAAGGAAGACATTGAAGAAATGTTCAATGGTCAGGATCTCTCAGAAGAATTTAAAGACAACGTTGCTACACTATTTGAAGCAGCAGTTTCAGCAAGAGTTATTGCTGAGCAGACACGTCTAGAAGAAGAATATGAAACAAAGCTACAGGAAGAAGTTTCTTCAATTGCCGAAGAAATGACATCAAAGCTTGACACATATCTTGATTATGTTGTTGAGAATTGGATGAAAGAAAACGAAGTAGCTATCGAATCAACCCTACGCAATGAACTCGCTGAAGAGTTTATTGAAGGATTGAAGAACCTATTCGCTGAGCACTACATCAGTGTTCCAGAGGAGAAGGTTGATGTTCTAGAAGCAATGGCTGAAAAGGTTGAAGCTCTAGAATCAAGACTTGACGAAACAATTTCAGAAAACGTTGAGCTAAAGAACTATTTTGTTGAAGGTCAGAGACTTGAAATCGTTTCTGAACTTGCTTCTGATCTTGCATTGACACAGCAGGATAAGTTCTCTGCTCTAGTTGAAGGAATTGAATTCGACGGTGATCTTGACGTTTATGCTAAGAAGCTAATGATCGTTAAAGAAAACTATTTCAGAAATGAAGCAACTTCGAGTTCTTCAATTGAAGAAGAAACATTTGAAGGAGAAATCAGTGAAACTAGAAACATCGACCCAAGTGTTGGTCGTTATCTAGCCGCTATCTCCAGAACAGTTAAAAAGTAATATATTATAAATAAAATAAAGTGTATTTTCTAAGAAAGGAAAACCTAAATGTATCTAGCTGAGGAAATTCAAAATAAGTGGGCACCAGTCCTAGACCATGACGCTCTTGGCGCCATTAAGGACCAGCACCGCCGTTCAGTAACAGCAGTTATGCTTGAGAACACTGAGAAGGCTCTAGCTGAGTCTGCTGCTCATGGTTCTTATCAGACTCTAACTGAGACTGATTCACTAGTTCCAGCTAACCTAATGGGCGCTTCAAGCTCAACTCAGGGTACTGGTGGTATCGATACTTTCGATCCAGTTCTTATTTCTCTAGTTCGTCGTGCAATGCCAAATCTAATGGCATACGACATCTGCGGCGTTCAGCCAATGACTGGCCCAACTGGCCTCATCTTCGCAATGCGTTCACGTTATGCTAACACAACTAGCTATAACAACGCTGGCGCAGAAACATTCTATAACGAAGTTAACACTCAGTTCTCTTCTGTTACTTCAGGTGCTAACACCTTCGGTCAGAAGCATGTTGGAACTATTCCAGGTGCAACTAACACTTCACCACTAACAGCAGTTAACACCTATAACACTGGTGCTGCTATGGGTACATTCCAGGCTGAAGCTCTTGGAACCGACTCAAACACTGCTTTCCCACAGATGGCATTCTCAATTGAGAAGGTTACTGTTACAGCTAACACTCGTGCTCTAAAGGCAGAGTATACTATGGAACTAGCCCAGGATCTTAAGGCTATCCATGGTCTAGACGCTGAAACAGAACTAGCTAACATTCTATCAGCTGAAATCCTAGCCGAAATCAACCGTGAAGTTGTTCGTACTATCAACATCACTGCTGAAGCTGGCGCTCAGGAAAACACAACTACAGCTGGTGTCTTCGATCTTGATACTGACTCAAACGGTCGTTGGTCAGTTGAAAAGTTCAAGGGTCTAATGTTCCAGCTAGAGCGTGAAGCTAACCAGATCGCCAAGCAGACTCGTCGTGGTAAGGGTAACATCGTTATCTGTTCTTCAGACGTTGCTTCTGCACTACAGATGGCTGGTGTTCTTGACTACGCTCCTGCTCTTAACTCAAACAACCTACAGGTTGACGATACAGGCAATACCTTCGCTGGTATCCTAAATGGTCGTCTACGTGTTTATATCGATCCATACGCTCTAGGCGGTAACTATCTAACTGTTGGCTATAAGGGTTCATCAGCTTTCGACGCTGGTCTATTCTATTGCCCATACGTTCCACTACAGATGGTTCGTGCAGTTGATCAGTCAAGCTTCCAGCCAAAGATCGGCTTTAAGACTCGTTACGGCATGGTAGCAAACCCATTCGCTCAGGGTCTTACTCAGGGTCTTGGTGCTCTTACTATCAACACTAACAAGTACTATCGTAGAGTTATTGTTAATAACCTTATGTAATTTGGTTTCGGACGAAGATCCGATATCTAGAAACTGGGGCGGCTTCGGTCGCCCCTTTTTTCATATAAATAGTATGAAAAGGAGTTGATATGACTGCTATAGATAACACACCTATAAACAAAAACTTTCTTAGTCCTCTTAATTTCAAGTTCACAATTAAGAAGGCGCCACATGTCAACTTTTTTATACAGAAAATTAATGTTCCTCAAATATCTTTAGCAGCACCAAACGTCCCTACACCATTTGTAAAGTATCCAGTCCCTGGCGATCACATAGATTATTCTGAATTACAAATTACGTTCAAAGTTGATGAAGACCTTAAAAACTATCTAGAAATTCATAACTGGATTAAGGCTCTTGGTAAGCCAGATAACTTTGATCAGTATAGAGAAATAGAACAAAAGAAATCATGGACTGGCGATGGTATATATTCTGATATTTCTGTAATGATTCTTTCATCTACAAAAGCAGCAAACTACGAAGTAGTATATACAGATGCTCATCCTATATCTCTGTCTGGTTTAACCTTTGGAACAACCGATGAAGATGTCAATTATGTTGAAGCTTCAGCAACTTTCAAATATACTTTGTATAATATAGAGAAGATTTAACTTTACTTTTTTCGAAAAGTATTATATAATATAATATTAATTGAAAAAGGTGATCTATGACTATTGATGAAATTTTAGAAAATTGGAACGTCGATTCTCAGATTGACAAAACAGAGCTAGGCGAAGAAGCCCTTAAAATCCCTAAACTCCATCATAAATATTATCAAATTTATGTCAAGGAAAAAATGATTCTGCGTAAGCAAGAGTCAGAGATGAAACAACTCAAGCTTGATAAGTATGAATTTTTAACTCAGGGTCCAAACGAAGAAACTAAAGATAGAGGTTGGAAGCTTCCGCCTAAAGGTATGATCCTCAAAAGCGATATTCCTATGTATTTGGATTCTGATCAGGAAATAATAAATCAATCTCTTAAAATTGGTTATCAACAAGAAAAGATAGAACTGTTAGATTCAATCATTAAAACTGTTATGAATAGAAATTTTATTATTCGTAATGCTATTGATTGGCAGAAGTTCACCATGGGAGCATAATGGATAAAGTTCAGATTGAAAAGTTCGACGAAATATATGTAAAGATCAAAGCCGAACCCAGCATCATGATGGAAATGAGTGAATTTTTTACATTCACTGTTCCTGGCGCCAGCTTCATGCCTGCTTATCGATCTAAGTTCTGGGATGGTAAAATAAGACTCCTTAATGTAATGACTGGGCTTTTATATGCTGGCCTTACGAAATACGTAGAAGAATTCTGTAAATCAAGAGAATACGAATTAGAGTATCTAACAGATTTCTCTGCAGAAAATTTTTCTGTAAAGGAAGCAAAAGATTTCATTGCTAAATTAAAACCAACAATGGAACCTAGAGACTATCAAATTGATGCATTCGTTCATGCAGTTAGAGAACGTAGAGCTCTTTTGTTATCACCAACTGCATCTGGTAAATCATTTATTATCTATCTACTTGTGAGGTATTATGCAAAACGCACTCTTATTATTGTACCAACTACTTCTCTTGTTAGCCAGCTTGCCAGTGATTTTGCTGACTATGGTTTTGACTCCGATACTTTTGTTCATCGTGTGTTCGCTGGACAGGATAAGGGATCAACAAAACCAATCACAATCACAACTTGGCAAAGCATATACAAACTACCTAGCAAATTCTTTGACAACTTTGATGTTGTCATCGGAGACGAAGCTCATCTCTTCAAAGCAAAATCTCTTACTTCTATACTTACTAAGATACCCGCTGCACGTTACCGTTTTGGATTTACCGGAACATTGGATGGTACTCAAACCCACAAGCTCGTTCTTGAAGGACTCTTTGGAGCCGTCAGAAAAGTAATATCAACAAAGGAGTTGATTGATCAAAAGCACCTTGCTGATTTTAGAATCAAAGCGATAGTATTAAATCATCCGGATGAAGCTAAAAAGATGATTGCTCGAGCCAATGATTATCAAGCAGAAATGGATTATCTGGTCAAGTTAGAAGCAAGAAACAAATTCATTAAGAACCTTGCTCTTTCTCTTGAAGGTAATACTTTGATATTATACCAATTCGTTGAGAAGCATGGTATTCATCTAGCAAATATGCTACAGAATAACGATCGATCAGTATACTGGGTTTCCGGAGAAGTTTCTGGAGAACAAAGAGAAGAAATAAGAAAGGTTGTTGAGAATGAAAATAATTCGATTATTGTGGCTTCTTTTGGCACTTTTAGTACCGGAGTCAATATTAAGAACCTTCATAATATTATATTTGCTTCTCCTTCCAAGTCAAGAATTAGAAACCTTCAGTCAATTGGTCGAGGGCTACGTAAATCGAACACTAAAACTTCTTCGACACTTTATGACATCGCCGACGACTTGAGTTGGAAATCAAAGAAGAATTATACATTGTTACACTTCATGGAAAGAGTTAAGATATATAACGAAGAGAAGTTTGAATATAAAATCTATAAAGTGAATTTAGAATATTAATTTCAACTGGGGCACTAGTGATTATACTCGTGCTGCGAAAAAAGTCAAGGGATATATTATGGAAGAAAAGAAACCAAAAAGAAAAGTAAATTATATCAACAACAAAACTCTTTATGGAGCAATGATCCATTACAAAAACGATTTAAAAGATGCATTGAGTAAAGGTCAAGAAAAACCTATCGTTCCAAAATATATTGGTGAGTCTATTCTTTTAATTTGTAATAACCTTGCTAAGAAACCAAACTTCTCAGGATATACATATAAACAAGATATGATTAGCGACGGTATTATGGACTGCATTGCAGCAGTCGATAACTTTAACCCGGATAAAACGAATAATCCCT